TTGAGCCATTCACGCACCCTATTGACCGGGATAGATGAATTCTTTGGCTTTGCGGGTCGTGTGTAGGTCTTGGCTGCACGCTCGGGCATCGAATCGGTGACGTTCAGGTAACGCTTTGCGTCAGCCAAAGCCTCGGGGAATGAGTACCCGTACACGGCCATGAATAGGTCCAGCAAGTCGCCTTTTTCGCCTGTAGAAAAGTCGGACCAAACACCTGCCTTCGCTCCCGTCAATCGAACGGAAAGCGAATTCCCTGCATCGCCCCGTGTGCTTCCGGCCTTCCACTCGTTGCCATGCTTTTTTCCACCATGCAGCAAGAAAGCTGCGACGTTTGCGGCATCTTTTGCCAGCATCTCGGAGATTTCTTTTGCGTTGCTCATGCGGCCTCCAGTCGTTTTCCATCGCGGAAAAACTTGGCTGTGCTGGGTGAGCAGCCTACGTTTCGTGCTTCGTGCTCGTTGTCAAAACCAGCAACACCCCACCAGTCATCGACTAATTTGGCCAATGTCCCGCCATCCTTCCATCGACCCTCGTTAAGCCAAGTTGCGGGGTTTGGGATGTACTTCCCGCCATCCTTGCGCCATTGCTCGGATTTCGCCTGCACAGCAATTGCATCAAGCATCAAAGCCAGAATTTTTGCGTCAGGCTTGCGATTTTTGAAAGCCCTCAGTGCCGCATCCTTCCCGACTTTTTTTGGATATGCCGGCCAGAAGTTGGAATCGAACATTTCTAGCGCAGAATGCGCGATAGGTTCTCCTTCTCCTTCTCCTTCTCCTTCTCCTTCTCCTTCTCCTTGCTTGCAAGGGGCCTGCAAGGGGCTTCGAAGGGGCTTACCTTTTTTGTACTCGGGAAGTAGGTGAAAATCGTCTTTGTACTTTGCCAAAAATGCCTTGCGTAGCTGGGGAGATGCCACTTTTTCAAGTTCGTTTTTCACCCCCTTGCATCGCTTATCTTTTGGGTCGAGTTGGCCTCCGATTTGGAATTTCGCCATCTCATGCACCCACACCAGTTCAGAATCCGCTTCGAAGGTGCAAAAGTCCATTTCGCATACCCTTCGAAGCCCCTTCGAAGCCCCTTCTAAGGTCAAACCAGTTTCATGCGCAAGGTACATAATTGGCAAAGAAAAGATGCCGATCATGTTGCTGTGGGGGCTTGTCATGAGGTACAGGGCAACAATCTGCGCTTCCATATCGCCGCGCAAATCCTTGCCAGTTTTGCCAATCCAAAACTGAGGGCTAATTTTGCAGAATTCACGCATCAGAAAGGCACCTTTGGATCACTAGGAATCCACAAAGTTTTGAATTGACCATCTATAGCGGTGCATTTCTCTCGCAACCAAAGTGCGAATTGAGACACCTCGCTGGCTCTTATCGGAACATCGTCCTCATCAGGGAAGGAACCGCAAATTACAAATCCATCCCCCTTGGCAGAAGCATCCAAAAACTGACTTGCAAGGTACGAATGAATGCCGGGCATGTGAGGCGTCTTGATAAAGACTGTTGGCACTGGACGTAGGCTTAAAGTGACCTCGCCAATCGTTAGTTCATAGTTCATATTCACCCTTGTTAAACACCCAAAAAACACAATCGGCAGGCAGTGGGTGAGGCTGCTTTTCGGTGTTGGGGATCAATCCAACACCTAGCCGTGTGAAACCTATAGCGCCTTCAATCTAAAAATGAAAAACGCTGTGGTGACAACCCATGCTGGGAGATTCCCATTGCAATAGGCACTCATCACAAAGCTTTTGATCTGTGTACGCATTACTTGACCAGCCGATAGCTCTTGAACCGCTTACCGTTCTGTTCAACCCACTTATCAACAATGACGTGACCGGCCATGCGTAGCTCACCAATGCGGGTAGATGCCTTCATAGAGCCGCATTCACGCAGAATGTCTAGTGGGGTAGCCCAACCTCTTTTAAGGCGCTTGAGAATGGATGTGTGCTGGTTCATTGCTTGCCTCCGTGTGTAGGTTTGAAAGATTCATACGCATCGACCCAGTACGCAGAAGAAATCGACCGGAATTTGATTGCGCGGTACACCAGCAGAAATGCGCGTTTAACGGTCTGTGCGGTAGGTCGCATTACTGGCTCCGCTCCGTATCCGATAGCAACGGATTGCCGCGCAGCATGGAAGTGACGATAGTCACCCTATGCAACTCAGCCTTTACGTGTTTCTCCAGTACAGCCACCATGTAAGTGGTGCGGTTCTGGTCGTGGCTGAGAGCAAGGGCATCCAATGCACGAACCAAGTCCGCAGGAGCGTCAGCGCGGAGTTCTTTGGTGTCAGACATGGCTAATCTTGTCCATTCCCAAAACCTTGTCCATGCATCCAGGCTCTGCCTTGAGAGCGCCAAGAGTGATGCGCTCAATCTGGAGTTGCCGGTTCTCAGGAGGAAACTCACCCCACTGCGAGATTGCGCCACTGGTAACGCCGATCTGCTTTCGCAGAGCCTCACCAGAACCAAAGTGCTTGATAGCTTCGTCAGTAGTCATATTGACACAAATCTTAGCACACTCAGATTAAGCGCGCAACACACTAAGACGAAAAAAAAGTGTAATTCTTTGATGGAACTCAAAAACCGGATCAGAGAAGCAATGGAAGGGGCTGGACTAAAGCCCTTACAACTTGCAGTGAAAACCGGAAAAACGTCGGGCGCAATTACTCATTGGCTGACAGGAGCAACCAGAAGCCTTAAGGCTGAGACTGCCGCAAAGATAGAAGCCGCAACGGGCTATTCGGCGGCATGGATAGTTAGCGGCAACGGGGAGAAGTTGGTGAAATCCAGCACTGGCCCCCGCCGCATGGGTGACGGTTTATCGCCAGGAGCGATAGAAATTGCCGCTCTCTATGACCTCATACCAATTGGGGATCAAATAAGACGGGTTCAGGCGTACAACGCTGCGACTGCTGCCATTCTTTCAATTCTTGAACCCGTTCGATCCACCGCTGTGCAAGCGACGGATCAGTAAACACAATCTGCTTTACAAACAGCGCCGCCGTAGGCGGTAACGGTCTTGTGCGCCCGTAGATTACGCACACCCCTACTTCTTCTTTCATTTTCCTCGTCCCTTTTATGAGCAGAGGATCATACAGCCCCCCCCTCGCAAGTTATAGCCTTTTTCTATCAAAAATAGTTTTCAATTAAAACTATTTTGTCTTAGTTCACTATCTTAGTGTGCTAAGATAAACCCATCGCAACACAAACGATGGAGTGAAAGATGACCCACACAACAACCTACGAAACCGATGGCGGCACGCTGTTCATCGAGTTCGACTATTCCCCTGCTGAAGATCAAACATGGCTTGAGCCAGGATGCCGCGAGTCGGCTGACATTGTTTCCGTCCTTGCCGGACAGATCGAACTGCTGGACTTGCTGAGTGACGCAACGATTGCACTGTTTGAGGAGGTGGCTTGCGAAGCCATGCGCCAGGGCCGCGAGGATGCAGCATACGACCGCGCTTGTGATCGTGCAGAAGAAAAGCTGTATGCCATGGAGTGTGCAGCATGACCAACATCAACATCCTCGGTTACTCCGCTGACACCAAGGGCTATTCGGGCGTGTTTAGCTGGTGGCGTTCTAAAACTAACCGCAATCGCTGGTATGTGTCGGGTTACGGCCCATTCACCAGAGGCGGTTACGCCATTACTAACGACTTCGGTGATCTGGTGGAGGTCGCATGAAATACAAAGACTACTTCGACCACCTGGGCAACCGTGTTGACCAGATGACCGGCGCTGACGAAGCTATCTGCGCAATCTGCATCGTTGTCATTGCCGTCCTCTTGTCGGCTCTGTTCGTGGGGGTTGTATGACTCCCTCCGATTTGTACTGCATTGCAATGGAATGCGACCGTGCTGGTGACTTGATGCATGAGCTGTGCAAGTTGCTTGGTACGCCATATCCACCAAAGCCGGATGACTTTACGGAATTGACCGGCAAAACAGCACTTCAAAACTTCATCGAAACACATCAAAACTCAAAGGAAACACCATGTCTGTCGCAACACTCATTCTCGGAAACTCCGGCTCTGGCAAATCAACCAGCCTTCGCAACCTTGACCCCACAAAGACACTACTGATCCAGTGCATCAAAAAGCCATTGCCATTCCGTGCAACAGGCTGGAAAACGCGCATTAGTCTTAAATCTGATGGCAATGTGATTCAGACAAGCGATCCAACTGTCATTGAAAAAATCATGCGCCAGTCACCACATGAGATTGTGGTGATTGATGATTACCAAAGTGTCATGGTCAATGAACTGCTAGCCCGATCCAGCGAAAAGGGGTACGACAAATTTACCGACATTGCCAAATCAGCATGGCATGTCTTTAACGCTGCTGGCGACTTGGCAAAGCATCGCAGGGTTTACATCATGGCGCACACCCAAACTGATGACTTCGGCCAAGTGCGAATGAAAACCATAGGCCGGATGGTTGACAACACGCTTGTACCAGAAGGCTATTTCACGATTGTCCTGCGCACAGAAGTAGTGAACGGCATTTACAAATTCAGCACTCAAACAAACGGCCAAGACTGCTGCAAGTCACCAGTCGGCATGTTCCCCGATTTGCACATTGACAACGACTTAGCCCAAGTTGATGCGCAAATTTCAGAGTTCTTTCAACTCACTCAACCCGCTTAAACACAAGGAAAAGCACCATGTACTCATTAGACGTTATAGAAGCCCGCAAAGCAGACTCACAAGGCAATCAAATCAAAGAGATTGGCAAGTATGTCGGCACCATCACGCAGGCAGAGGACATCACTGCCAAGACCGGAACTAAAGGCATTGCAATCAGCTTCACCAGCAACGCAGGACAAAAAGCCAAACTAAGCATTTACACCATGAAAGCTGATGGCTCAAAGATTGGCGGGTTTTCCACACTGAACGCCATCATGACCTGCCTGCAACTGCGCAACATCGCACCGAAGCCAGGGAAAGTTACGAGCTACGACTACGACACAAAAACCGACGTAGTGAAAGACGGTCAAGTATTCCCCGAGCTGTGCAAGCCTATTGGCCTCTTGCTGGAAACGAAGGACTTCGCCAAGCAAGACGGAGGCACCGGCACCCGCATGGTTGTGCGTGGCGTATTCCAGCACAACACCGAACTGACAGCCAGCGAAATTCTGGATCGCAAGACAACACCGGAAGCACTGCCAAAGATGGTAGCTGCGCTGCGTCACCACCCACTGAAAGCCGCAAAGGCCATGCCCACACGTCAACACGGTAGCGCAATGCCTGATGACCAGTTCTTTGCAGAGGATGACGACCAAAGTATTCCCTTCTGATTTAACGGGGGGGCGCACCAGTCACGGCCTAACCGCCCTCCCCCACCTTATTGAAAGCACAAAATGATTTGCACACTTGACATTGAAACGCTACCAACCAACATCCCCACAGTCATTGCCGACATTGCCGAATCGGTAAACGAGAAGATTGGCAAGGAAATCGCCGCCATTCGCGCACCTGGGAACTACGGCGCGGAAGCCGCTTCCAAGTGGCTGATTGAAAAAGGTCAGCCAGCCATCGACGCACTAAAAGAAGGTGCAGCCAAGGAAATAGATCAGGCTGTGCGCAAAACCGCTTTGGACGGGTCTTTTGGTCGTGTGTGTGTCGTTGGCCTTGCCATAGACGATGAACCCGTACAGACGTTTGCAAGTGACAACGATGAGGTATCTGTCCTGTTGGCCCTGAACCTTGCGCTAGACAAGTGCTTGCGTGAGTTGCACACCATTCAATTCTGTGGCCACAACATCGTTCAGTTTGACATACGATTCCTAATGCAACGCTACATTGTCCACGGCATCAAGCCATCCAGGGTCTTGATGCGCGTTGCAGATTCAAAACCGTGGGACCAAGCAAAGGTCTACGACACCATGGTTCAGTGGGCGGGTACTGGTGGTCGTATCAGCCTAGACAAGCTATGCCGTGTCTTGTCTATCCCCACCAGCAAAGGCGACATTACCGGCGCTACCGTGTTCGATGCTGTGCAGGCTGGACGGATACACGATGTGGCCGACTACTGCGCGAAGGATGTGGAAGTAACACGCAGAATCTACCGGCGCATGAATTTTGAAGATGCGGTAATTGTTCAGCCAGCAGAGCAATTCGAGGATATTGACGCATGACCAACGAACCAATTCTTACGCCAGAGCGTGTCATGTCTTATGTAGTGACGCTGTTAGCAGGCATCGGCATAGGTGCTTCTGTTGTGGCTGTGGCTATTTGGTGGGCGGTGAAGTGATCTACCTAAAAGCCCTGCTAATCGCGCTAATAGTCCTCGCCGCCAGCCCCGCAATCGCAGTGTGTGCGGTTGGGTGGTGGCTGATACCAAAGATTTGGAATTTTTAACCGGAGAAAACTATGAACTTTGATATTGACAATTGCACCCTTGGACAACTTAAGCAAATCGCTGCACTGGTCAACAGCCAGATTGCACAACCGGCGCAATCCAGTGCACCACATCCGTTTATCGGAAAGTACGTCATTGCACGTTGCTACTCGGCAGGAGCCCATGCGGGTACTGTTGTTAGCGTTGACGGTGAGACTTGCGTGCTTGCTGACTCACGCCGCTTGTGGTCTTGGAAGGCAAAAGACGGAGTTGCGCTGTCAGGTGTCGCACAAGCTGGCGTGCAGTCTGGATGCAAGATTGACGTTGTAAACCCTGAGATTTATCTGACTGGTGTTTGTGAACTTATCCCATGCTCGGCAGTAGCCAAGGAGTCTATTGATGGCTTCAAAAAGTAAAGCGTTTAAAGACGGCTCCGGCTCCGGAGACGGCGACGGCTCCGGCTACGGCTCCGGAGACGGCGACGGCTACGGCTACGGCTACGGCTCCGGCTCCGGCTACGGAGACGGCGACGGCTCCGGAGACGGCGACGGCTCCGGCTACGGCTCCGGCTCCGGAGACGGCGACGGCTCCGGCTACGGCTCCGGCTCCGGCTCCGGCTACGGCTACGGCTCCGGCTCCGGCTACGGCTACGGCGAAGGTTGATACAAAAGATTTGGAGTGTGTGAAATGACCATCATCCTGACGACCGACCAAGCAAATACTGTGCGGGAGGCTTTGAGTATGTGCATACCTGCTGACCCCAACGACTTAGACGAAGCTCTCGCCATCCTAGACGGAGCGCAGCGGGTGGAACAGTTTGAATGGCGGCACGAAGATATGCACGGCGATGAAGTTGGTCCACCAACTATTTGTTACACCACTATGGGGAGAGATTGAATGAATCCACAAATTAAACACCGTTACACAAGCGCAGTCTTGTTTGAAGGCGAAGCAGGCATGACGACACGCGCAATGCTTGAGAAAGCAACGACGAACAAAGCCGATCTGCGCGGTGCCGATCTGCGCGGTGCCAATCTGCGCGGTGCCAATCTGCGCGGTGCCTATCTGGAAGGTGCCTATCTGCGCGGTGCCAATCTGCGCGGTGCCAATCTGCGCGGTGCCAATCTGCGCGGTGCCTATCTGGAAGGTGCCTATCTGCGCGGTGCCAATCTGCGC